GCTTTTGCATCAATTTGTTTCAATTGGCCCATCATAGTTGTGACATTTTTGATCAACTGATCTTTGGGAGGAATGTTTACAGATGAAGTGGCAGTTGTTACATCCTGATCAGCTTGCGCTGTTGCAGTCTGTGCGGTCTGTGCTTGTGCTGGCTGTTGATTCTGTGTTGTGGCTTGAGGCTTGCTAGCAGTATTTTGTAAAGCCCATGCTGTGTTAGCAAATGTGCTAAGAGGCTGTTTGATATTGGGATAACCATCTTCAACTGATTTAATTAATGAATCGACCTTATCCTGTACCCTACTATAATCAACACCCTTCATATATTTTCTAAACCAATCTTGCATGAATTCACCGATACTTTGCGCTTCTTGTTCATTAATCATGCTTTCATAAAGTCTGTTTAACTTATAAAAGGAAGATTCAACAATTCTATATCTTTTGTTAGACTCAAATAAAACTTTTAATCCTACATCATCCCATGATAATCCCACTGATTCTAACAATTTAGTGATAGCATAAATCTGATATGCTTCAGCTATAGTTTGTCCTGCTTTAAGTTTTTGAACGGCAGCATTTGCGAAATTAGGATCGACATTTCCTTTTTTGATTATCTGCTGCACTGTTGCTAATGCATTCCCCCACTCAGGATAATCTTTTCGATCAGCCATGAAGTTTACTAATTCTTTAGTAAGGGCGATCTTTTGATTTTTATCCTGGGTTTGATTTATCGTAATAGATGCTTTTTTGATATAATCATTGATATTTTGTATAGTAGAACGCTGTGCCTGTGCGTTTTGTTTAGCAGGTTGTGTATTTGATTTAGCTGTAGCCGGTGCCGTCTGCGGTGTAGTCGGTGTAGTAGGAGCTGTAGTTGATTGGCTAGCCGGTGCAGTAACATCTGATTTTTTCTTAGGGTCTACTAATCCACCTTTTATCGCACTGCTTAACGCACTAGATGCTTGACCGACAAAATCTTTCAAAAATGCATCCTGCACCATTTTTTCTTTGACGCTTAATTGGCCCGTTGATTTTCCCATTAATCGATTGCCGACTTGTTTTAATGCGGCAGCACCATATTCACCCGCTACATCACTGAGTGATAACTCTTCAATCTTTTCCATTTCATTCAGCTTCACGATTTTTCCTCAATGATTTTTGAAATCTAGTTTGATCCCTGCCCTTGATCGAACTCAATAATTTCTTTTCAAGCAATTCAGCCTGATCAGGAGTATAATGTTTATTTATGAGTTCTAATAGATTAATGGCACTGGTAATTATATTATGACCTCGACTCTCAATAAGGTGTGTCATGTCACGGTTATTACCTATAGCCTCTAATTCTTCCAACAGGCTTTTAGTTTTTCTTTGCATATTAGTAACCCTTTATATTATTTATGACGAAAGGTTACTTTATTTCTTTAGTGAATTAAGCAAAGATTTAAGTTTAGTACCCTGAACATCGGCTACAATTTTTTTATTTTCGGGTTCTAGGTTTGTGTTGATAGTATCATTGACAGTAGATACATTGCTCACAGCCTTGATCTTATTCATTATGTCACTTGCTGATGGTTGATGTTTATTTTCTTGATCAGGATTGGGATCAGTGATGCGTAATGTTTCAACATCAAATGCAAGTTCAATCTTTTGACCTACACCCGAACTGCTTCGTGTTTTCATCAACTGAAGTTGATATTGCCCACGCTCACGCATGCTGCGGCTAGTAAAGATACCGAACACATTATCCGCAGTATTGATCTTTGAGATACCACCTGAGATATGACTGTGATCAAATTCGATCTCTTCGACTGCCGATCTGTTAAGTTGTGATGCTGTGACGAACAATACATTTAGTTCTTTCGCTAGGTTACGCAATTCTTCCGAGACATACTTGTCTTTGACGAACAAATCACTAGGACTAACTTTCGCAGATACCGGCATGAGCAAGTCAAGATAATCGACACAGAGAAAATCAAGTCTTACACCTGTCTGAATCTGAAGTTCCTTGCAATACGCCCTTAAGTCATTTACTGTTGATTGTGCAGGCATGTACTTGATTCGTAGCTTACCTGCTTTCTTAGAAAGCATCTTAACTTTCATCTCAATATCATCGATGGACTTAAATATCTCACGGCTGTTAGTATCAGTCATCATGCTATCGATACGCATAGAACAAAGACCTTCACTAAGTTCTAGTGTGATATATGCCCCACTTAACCCAGCGTGAACCCAGTTAACCGCTAGATTCTGCATGAATAAACTTTTACCTGATCCTGATCCTCCCGCAAAGATTTGCAATTCACCGCGATTGAAACCGCCATATAGTTTCTGATCCATGCTGGGCCAACCTGTGCTATTCTGTCCGTTATTTGATTTCAGTTGCATCAGTCGAGCCCGGGGATCCGCAAAATAATCTGTTCCCATGTCTTTCTGTAGACTGATTTGTACTGCATCTTTGATTAATTTTTCTACTGGATCAAATTCACCTTTCTCAAGCATGTCGGCAGATTTCAAGATCGCCCGTTCAAGTTCTTGCCTCTTAGTAAAGCTCTCAAACTCATTCAAGAACCAATCATAATGTCCATCTGTTAATTCGGGAATGCTCTCAACTTCTATGCCTGCCGCTGCTTTGATCTGCACTGGATCGGGCATGACATTATATTTCTTACTATGCTCTACGATGAATTCCGCAGCCGGTCTGATCTTTCTATCAAAGTTTTCAGGATTCATGATGTTCATGACCCTTGTATACAATTCTGCATTTGTGACCATCATTTGCAGAAATAACAACTGCATATCCTGATTATATTCTTTTGCCAATTTTTTTCCTCTGCATCTCTACTTTTACTTTGCTGGATGTAGCATTCTGTAAGATACTTAGTAGTGTAGGTAGTTTTCCATATTTAACCACTGCGTCATTCACATCTTTTACACCTTCACCCCATTCTGGAATGCTAACATCATATCCCAATTCTAACGCCCTATCGCATGTTGATAATCCTGTCTTGTCCTGATCGGGCACAAAGATGATCTTTTTATTCAGTTGTGCTAATATTGACACCTGATCATCATTGATAGTATTATGTGTCAATGCACAACCATTTATAGACAATGCATCAAATATACCCTCGACTAATATACAGACTTCGTACTCTGGCTTCTGAAAGTCAATTCCAAACACATATCCCGGTTGCTGCTCATTGATCCATTTTGGAATCTTGTTATCTAAAAATCTACTAGTGTGTCCCACTATCTTGTCATGATATGTATACGGTATGATGATCCTATTAGCTTGCCTGCCAGTATCATCGGGAGTGATCATGAACGGATAAGATTCGCAATCTACTCGTCTACTTTGTAGATAATCTACATATATTTTGTGCAATGGATTGTTTTTATCAATCAATATGCCTTCAGGTAATTTATGTTCTTTAAACTTTACTTTAGACTTTTGTTTTTTGACACGGACTAATTCTAATAAATCTTTATGTTGTAAACTTTCTAGACTCCATTTTTGTATCTGTGTATCATCAATACCACACCAAGACAAAAACATTCTTGCATTTTTGGTTATGCTTTTTCCCAATGTGAATCCACACTTGAACCCACAATTGAAGCAATGCATAGACCAGTTATCTCCGTCTATTCTTACACCGCCCCTTTGTCTTGTATCGGGTCTATGACCTTTATGATGGCAACATATAGCGTTGAAGCTATGCCAACCACTTGAAGTCAATTTTTTTTTACCGGGAATTACTTGAAGAATATCAAACACATTGTAATTATAGCATATTGCTACGCAAAAACAATGAGTATCGGTAAATTATCTTGCCAAAATATTTGTCACTACACCCACATTGCTCACAAATTGCATTCTCACATAAGGATGATATCCACGAATTGTATACCCATAAGTATCGGTTGCATTAGCATATGTCGCGGTAGTTATAGGATACCAGTCTCCGTCAACGATAGTAGAACCTTCTATGATTACATTACCATGATAATCAGTGTATCTAGCTTGTATTGTAAGTATAGGATTATCATTAGTGTTTATCACACTACTATAGTAAGTTTGGCTATTACTATTAGCATTAGAGTTTGGATTAAGATTTGGAAAAGGCTGACCAGTAGGTATAGTAACTTCTTCGCTAGGTAAGAATGCAGGTAAAACAGAGTTAACGATATTGATATCCCCGCGGGCTCCTGCGTTCTGATCCACATAGACTGGAAAATCAAATTCACCCACTGGAATTTCTAATGAATAGTGACACATCTGCGCCTCGATATCTTCTAAGTCCGCTGCATTCAATATGAGTGCTGCTATTCCAGTCAAGGGTAATTGTAATGTCAATGCTTTTCTCAATAATACTTCAGTGCCATCATAACTTATGATGCGGCAAGTTATAGATTTACCTGTTATGTCAACTGGCTTTTGTTCTTGATTCAAGAACTGAAATTGTATTTGATTATCAACACCCTTATGAAGTGTCAGTGTTTTAGCGTAGACTGGCATATATTTCCTTGGTGAATACCCTGATAATAAAACAACGATTTGTCGTTGGACATAAGTGAAAACGGCGGTCGAGTACACAAGATTGGCTCCTTGAATATATTTAGTCTAATAAAATGCAAATAATTAGTTTGGAAATATACTGATAAATATTTGCTGCAAATTTAAACAGTATGCCAGAAAACGAATTTTTCAAAAAATTAAGCGAAAATCACCCATTCATAACTATATGTTCCTACGCCGGTCAGGATTATGTAGGTATCGTACAAAATAGGGACGATGTAGTTACAACACTTTATGATTATGGCGCAATAATAGAGCCTATCATAAGGGAAAAATTCTTAGAGCTAGGTGATCTATGGTGGTGGGAAAGCAATCGATTAATTCCAATTAATCTTTTTTTAAAGAATGAATGGAATATATTCAAGCCGTATTTACGAACATTTACAAATAAAAATTTAACAATAATACATGGACCGGTATGTAG